AGGTTTTTCTCATTCCAGCAGGTCACTTATATAGGCACTTATCTTATTTGGGCGGACAGAATACAGGAAAAACAATTACGTTCAAAAAAGATTCCGAATGGGTTCTAAGAAGTGTGTCTCTATTTGGGGCAAATAGATAGCCTCGCTTCAAATCATCAAGATAAAGATCTGAGTATTTTTTTTGATTTAACTTTTTGCGTATTTCTTGTCGTTGTTCTTCCAACTCCTCTATTTCGTCTTTGATATTATCCATTTGAATTTCAATTTTCACTCTGGATAATTTTTGCAGCTCTGCAACAGTTTCAATAGTGGTGTCTTTTAGTTCCCGCAAACCATCTTTAGCTAGGGCACTATTATTATACAAGGCAAACAATGCAGAGCCTGCCAGCATCGCAGCTCCGAACGGTCCCCCAATCATGGCAAGCGCACCCCGCGCACCTGCCGCCGCCCCTGACAGAAGGCGGGTGGAATATGACAATTTTCGGTTAGCCTCAGCCAAAAGATTCTTCGCGGACGTTTCGGTGGCAATGGATTCTTTGATTTTACGAAAGTTAGCCGTATATTCTTTCTGATAACTAATATCAATACTGTACTGCTTATTGATCATTTTTTGGGTAGTCAACCACCGATTTTGCTGTCCGGCTTGCTCACGTATAGCTCTTGCTGATTCTATTGTTCTTTGCGCTGTTACTGCCTGCTGTTTAGCTGCGTCACGCGTGGCTTTCTCGGTGGCTTTCCATGCACTGGCATTCTCACGTAACCCCGCCGTCAGTTTGGTTGCTACAACCGGGATAAGCGTATGCAAAGCAACCGCAGCCGCCAGATTAAAATTTTCTGCCAAGGTATTGATGGCACTGGTTGCCCCCTGAACGCCGGTGCGCAAGGGGCCGTCGGCGCTCTGACCGACTTTAATCGCCAGCCCTTCAAAGGCACTGCTCAACACATCCAGATCGGAGCTCAGGTTGTTCGCCCTGGCTGATGCCTGTTCATAAGCAACCTGTGTACCGGTCAACTTTTGGATCAGGTCGTCCAGTTTTCCCCTGCCTGTCACGAGGTTAGAGGCTGCACTGACATTGGCACGGCCGAATAATTTAACCGCCTCAGCCGTGGACAGGTTTTTAGTGGTTAGATGCTCCAGCGCCGTAGACAACCCGACCACCGAGGGTTTTAATTTTTTGTCTGTTGAGCGCTCCAGTGCCAGTACGACGTTGCGAATAGCTGTACCCGCTTCCGAGCCTTTAATACCCCGTTCCGCCAGTATCTGAATGGCAGCGCTGAGTTCTTCAAAGCTAATCCCTGCCTGCGCGGCCACCGTTCCGCCGTTTTTGATTGCCTGCGCAGTTTCACCGATTTCAGAGGAACCGTATTTCGCCCCGGCTGCCAGTACGTTAATAAAGCGATCGGCCTGTTCTGCTGAGGCGCCGAACTGATTTAAAGACAGAGCTAACGCTTTAGTCGCCTCCGGTAGCTCAATCCCGGATGCCTGCGCCAGAATAACCGCCTTCTCCGTGGCTAGTGTCAATCCTTCGGCGCTTTTCAGCAACTCCGGTTTTGCCGACGCCATCAGCTTAAACGCCTGAGCAATACCCGTTGCCCCAAATTCCGTGGTGCGTCCCAGCCGCTGGGCTTCTTCATCCAGTTTCTTTAACTGTGCGCCTGTGGCTCCAGTAATGGCGGACAGATCAGACAACGCTTGTCCGTATTTACGGGTATGCGAAATGATAGTGCCCAGTGAGAACCCTGTCCCTGCCAGCAGCATTAATTGGCCGGACACAGATTGGATTTGATTTGCCAGCGAACTGTAGGTTTTCTTTACCTTTTTGGCATCCGATGCTGCTTTATCGGTAAAACGCTCCGATTCCCGTCCGGCGTGGCGGTAAGCGTCCATGATCTGGGACTTAAACGAGGTGGCATTGACCAGCAAGCCGACCGTCAATGTAGATAAATTAGCCATAACTTAACCTAATAATTTCATGACAGCATCACACTGTATCTGGATCGTGTCGCGGGGGGCAGATACGGACGCAGCGGGTGGACTGTCTGGCGGTTGGCGGTTTTTCAGTCGGTAATAGGCCTGCCACTCATTGAGCGTAGACGCAGGCAAAGACAGGATGCGATAGGGATCTATTTCGCCGAGCTGCTCCGCGAGGGCAAAGGCAAAGTGCAGCGTCGGCGAGTGGGTTAGTTTTTTTCGGCGTCCTCCAGAGTGCCGATGGAATGCCGTTTCACAGTCTGGATAGCCTCAATCATTGTGGCGTTGTCGTGAATCGACATGAGTTCATCTGTCGTGGGCAAATCGGCTATCGGGATGGGCTGACCCTTATCATCCACCAGACAATCCAGCAACATCTGGATATTCAGGCGGGAAGCCTCGCGTCCGTCACCGGCTTCACTCAGCTTTTCGGCTTGCTCTTCCAGCGTCAGCAATTCGGCGGCGGTCATGCGACGCAGATTCACGGGTACACCAAATAACTCCACCGCTTTGATGTGCGGACGCGGGGTCAATAAGGCAGCTTTCAGGTTTTTCATGGTTGGGTGACTCCGGTTTGTTTCGTGCTGGCGATACCCCAGACGAGGTTATTTTGTTTACCCTTGACGGTGATTTGGATCACTTCGCTGGCTGGCGCGTTGATGTCGTTCATTTCCCAGCCGGACAGCGCCAATATCATCATTGCCGTGCGTTTATTCGGCAGGGCAATGTAAAACTGGACGGTTTCGCGTTGCTCTGCCGCATTCAGGAATACCGTAAAATCGGCGTTTTCAGGGTCATCAATAAAGCCTAATGACTTTTCGGGACCTTCCGGCATATCGGAAATAAACTGTTTGTTGGTATCCATCAGGGTAGTGCAGTCAATAAAACTGCCCGTTAACCCCGTGGCACCCAGCGCCTTACAGTTAATCAATGGGCGCATTTTTTCCACGGTATCGCCGGGTTTGCCAAATTTCACGACCGTACCGGCAGGCAATACGGCATATTCGGGTGATGTTGCCATCGTGTGTTCTCCTATTAACTATAAATGGACAGGGCGTCGCGGATCTCCTGCGCCAGCACCTTAACTACGGCGGTTTTGTTGTAATCCAGCGCTGGACGGATAAACGGCTTTGGCACCTGTTTAAGGGTACCCATTTCCTGCGTTAACGCTTTCATCCGGTGGGGTTGAGTGGAGCCAACAGTGATCATCACCCCACCCTTGTATTTCCATGATTTCGTGGAACGGATTTTGATATTGTCCCGCAGATGGGGACCATCACTTTTCTTGTCGTATCCGGCGTGGGTTTCCATATCTTCTTTGACGATTTCCATCGCGGCTTTCCCTGCCTTGCGCAAGATTTGCGTCTGGAGTTCAATATTCAATGCCTGCAACTGACGCCCCAGTTCTTCAAGGCCAGATATTTTGGCGCTAATCATCGGGCACCTCCGCAAAGGTGATGATAAAATCACGGGTGACGCGGTAGCGCTTACGGTTGCTGGTTTCCTCGATCATGTCCTGCATCAATGCCCCGCGTGAAATGGTTTGCACTGGCGTACGTCCGATAGCGCCATGCTGTATCACCTCCCACGCCGAGCGTAGTCGGGCTTCCAGTTGCAGAGCCTTAGTATAATTCAAGGTAATAATGCCGATTTGAAAGCGCCCTTCAATCAATCGCGCAGGGGCAAGTCCAGCGTTGAACTTCGGGTCACTGATACGCTGGTAGGTCACCCCTTCCAGCACCGAGGACGGTAATATCAGCGGATAAACCGGCAACTGTGTAATGCGCTCCAAATCGGCGTGAATATCAAGCTCGATCATGACGCACCTCGGCTTCGGTGCTGATAATCGAGCGGTCAGGCCGGTTATTGTCCACGGCGCGCACAGTAAACCGCCGCCCCTGATGTTCAATCAGCCAGTTGATATCAATATCCTTGCGCGACCTGATAGTAAATTGCTGAACTTCAATCACTTGTTGCTGGTCGGCCGTACGGATTTTACGGTTAGACATCGCTTCCGCTTTCGCCCAGACCGTGGTGACGTATTCCGGCGTGACGGTTTCAGCGCCGAGTACGTCACGGGTAATGACGGGGCGAAACAGCTTGATACGCTTATTCATTTCATTTGCCAGCATCCTGTCCTCCTAGACGGGTTTTATCCGGTAATCGTCTAGCAAGTCCCGGAAGCCCGGTGGCAACCGTTTCGGATCGCGGGTTTCATACCAAAACCCCACCGCCAGCATTAAAGCCAGCTTAATCAAGGGGGTGAATAGCATCCCATCAGGATCGGTATCAGGCACCGCGTCTTCGTAGACATTGCGATTCAGGTAATTGATAGCCTTTTCTCTGGCAGACTCAAGATAAGATTGCAACAAGGCATCTTCTTCATCAGAGTCAATCCGGCACTGCAACCGCAGCTCTTCAATCGTGGGTAATGCCATAGTTCCCCCTATAACAGGGCGGCACGAAGCCGCCCGAAGATGAGACTTACTTCCCACCCGCGGCTTTCAGCAGCTTCACTGCGTGGCTATCCACCAACAGGGAACCCACGCGCTTAGTGGTGTAGAAGTGGATAAACGGCTTATGGGTGTACGGGTCACGCAGCATGCGCACACCGAAGCGATCCAGAATGGTGTAGCAACGCTTGAAGTTACCAAACGCCACCGGCACCGCCTCTGCGCCCAAGTCCGCAAACTGCTCATTCTCCGCAATGCCGTAGCCCAGCAAAGCGGAAGGTTGTCCTAACTGCAAGCCCGGCTGCCACAGGTAGTTGCCCTGGCTGTCTTTCAGGGTACGCACCTGAAACAACACCTTGTTGTTCATCATAAATTTCGCCCCGGTGCGGTACGGTTTGCGCAGGGTGTAGATGAGCTGCATGATTTCATCCGCCGTGACTTCGGTCGGTTTTTTCAGCAGCAGATGCTGCAACGTGCCCCATTTGCGATCTTTGTCGGCCTGCGCATCACTGCCGTAGGCCAGCAAACCTTTTGGCTTGTTTTTGCCGTCGCCATGCGTGAAGGCGCTTTCTTCCTGTTCGGCAAACTCCTGTGTCAGCTCGGCAGTGATAAAGGCTTCCACATTAAAGAAGGCATCATCCAGCATGGTTTGGGTGGCGGCGGGGTTGCCGTAGATTTCGCCCCACGTCGGCTCGATTGGCGTCAATTTGGCGGTCTGGGTTTCCGGGCGCTCGTCGGTTTCCCCCACCCAGCCGCTATTGGTGCCTCCCTGGTTGACCAGTTGCTTAAAGTTGGGGGTGCCTACGGCGATCACGTTACATTCTGCCCGCATCACCACCTCATCTTTCAGGGCGTTGATGATATTGCGATCCAGCTCTTCCGGCACAGCATAGCCCCCATCGGGATCAACCGTGGTCTGCATTGCCTTTTGTTCCAGTTCGGCCAGCCCGTCTTCCCTGCCCTTGCGGATAAACTGACCAAAGGCGGCTTTGTGATCAGTGACGGCTTTGCTGTTGGTGCCGCCTGCCGGGCGTTTCAGTCCGGCCAGCTCTTCTTCCAGCCCGGCTTTCAGGGTATCCAGCTCGGACAGCTTGCCATTCAGGGTCTCCACCTGTCCGGCCAGTTTGCCTTTTTCAGCCTCGATCGCCTCAAAGCGTTTATCATTCTTCTCTTTGAACTCGTCAAAGCGCCCCTTGATTTCCTGCGCGACCTGT